CTAACGGATTTCCGGCAGGATGGGCGAAGAGTCCCGACCACATAACACTATAATTTCGGAAAGTTAAATAATGTCAGGAAAAGACGAAGTATCGGATACACAAACAGGATTACAATGGTCAAAATCTATTGATAAAATGCTTGCGAACTGGTGCGATCAGGCAAAATCGTTTGAATGGATGAATACGGAATCATACGCGAGATATAGCAAGCGTTCTACTGGTATGTCTATCACTGTAAATACTGCCATTGCGTTAAGTGGAATTGCCAATCTGATTGTAGGAAATGACCAAGTAACCAACATTCCTCCTTCCAGTATTTTAGGTTGCGTTTCTATCGTCATCAGTATCATCAGCATGCTTCAGGATAAGTTTGATTGGTTAACCATGTCCAACAACTTTCAGAATGCAAGTGTTAAGTGGAGTAATGTAATCCGAAAAATTGAAGAACAACTTTCTATTCCACACGGAGCACGTAAAGATTGTGGAACATTCTTGAAGTATGTTAAGCAGGATATTAACGATGTATCATCTACAAACTACATGATTCCCAAAGATATTCGGGACAAGTGTTATCAAAAATTTTCCAATATTGAAGGATTCGATCTTCCAGATATTTGCGGTCAAGTAGAACACACTTCTTACTATATTGAGTTAGAACCTTTAAAGACTCCTCTCCTACCTGATACAAATGGAAGCACTGGAAGCGTACACACGACAGAATCGTCCTGAATCGTATGCGGACAAACTCATATACGACAGAATGGTCCGTCTTACATTAAACTGGATGGATAGTCACAAAATTAAAGAACCCAAAGTATTCTTGGCACAGGAGGGCAAAGAATACGAAGCGATGATTGATTTCTTGGAAGAAACCTTAAAAACAAAGGTGGAAATAGACCCTGAACTCTTTAAACTTATGTGGGCAGTTAGACAACCTTAAATCCTTGTCCTCCACAATCCATGCATAAGAGACATTCTGCTTTACGAGTCCATCCGGTAAATTTACAGTAGTAACAATCTTGTTTTTTCTCAGAATCGTTATTACATTTTTCACAAGTATCTTCGATGATAGGATACACAAAACCTTCGCCTTTACAATGACTACACTTGACCTTTCTTGGCATTTGTTATAAATATTTGGAAACCTCTAAATATCTATTTCAATCACTCGTTGACCTCCTTTTCGTTGTCGTTTTGGAGAAGATGTTTCTTCATCACTTGGTCTTGCTCTTTTTCTTTTTAAATCTTCTGAAGCTGGACCATTATTTTCCTTTCCAAGTGTTCGAATTAATTCAATAACTTTTCCTTTACCGTCTAAAAGTTCATTTTTAGATTTATTCCATACATTTTCAATATTTTTGTTTAGTTCATCACATACAGTTTTCATTCGTTCATAAATAATACAAAAACGTCTAACAATCCATTCAACTGCTACATTTTTGTTCATTTTCGCAATTTGTTTGAGTTCTTCTGAAAGTGTTTCTGCTTTATTAAATATCTTTTTATTTGATATTGATGTAGCAATATTAGTTCCTTCTACTGCATCTCTAAATCCAGAATAATCGTTATATAATCCTTTTAAGTTTGGTTCGTATACAAGTTTGTTATACGCTTCCAAATGACTTTGTTCTATTCTAGACATCAATGTAGTAAAATTACTTGCTTTTTCTGCCTCTGATGCATTTTTTGACTGGTCGGTTTGTGGATTTTTACTGAAGTTAGTGTCTAACTGTCCACGAATTGGATTTGGATAATACTTATCGCCTACAAACACAAGACTTCTTACTTTACTGAGTTCTTCTGAATTTTTAATTTTGTTATTTAAATCACATGTCTTATCTTTTCCATATTTTTCAAAAACTAAAAAGAATGTAATGACATCAATTAAAATACTTTTAACTTGTGGTTCAAATTTATTACCCGTTTTTTGAATGTATATTCCGTTATCTTTACTTTTATTACAAAGATGACAACTATTATCATATAACATCTTCTGTAACTTTTTGAGAGAACTATCATTTTCTACTACATTTTTCTGAAGTTCATTTAAATATAAAACTTTCATAAAAAACATTAAGTTAACAGGTAAAATATGTTCACATTCTGATTGATTTGAAAGAATATCACAAATACCTACATTTTCGTCCCATTGATTATAGGGAGCAAAACCACCACATAACCAACATTTATTACTAGTATAATCTTGACCTAAAACATTTTTACATTGTCCTGGAGGTTCTGGAACTTCGTATCCTGATTTTCGTCCCTTACTAGATTCTCGTCTACGACCTACGTTATAAAGTTCAAGTGCTTTTTGAATAAGAAAAAAACACTTTTTTACATCATCTTTTTCTTCCTTTTCAAGTTCTTTATTGTATTTTGTTATTTCAGTTTTATATTCATCAGAACTTATCATTTTTGCAGCTCCTCCATATTGTTCTTCTTCACTTTCAATAACTTCAATTAAATGTGTAATTATGTCTTTATCTCCTTCTGGAGTTCCCAAGAGTGAAACAATATGATTATAAAGTTCTTCGTATTTTAGTCCATGTATTTTTTCAATATATTCATTTACTTTTGGTGGTTCAAATGCAATTGAAGTTTTTTGTTTAGGAAATACTGAGTATCCTATTTCTACAGATATTTCCGGATATGTAGGAGTTGATGGTATTTCTTCTTCGTATTCTTTTGATTTATACGAAGGTGTTCCTGGTTGACTACTTTTTGGTGAAAGTGGAATACTTAGAGAACCTCCATCAATTTCCATCTTTTCTTCGGGTTTGTCTACATACATAGTTAAATCATCAACAAATGTAAAAAATATGTATGTATTTTCATTAAAATCTTCAAATGTTTTACTAAAACCTTTTACTTGACTTTCGTTAAATAACACTTTTATTATATTATCTAAACCGGTTACACGAGAATAGTTATTTGTCTTTTCAAATCTAACTTCTCTTTGTTGTTCTTCTGTTAATGAATATTCTGTTGATAATTTTGAAGCATTAAACTGCGGATCGATTAATTCAAGTTCATTTTGTTCATTTTTTCGTAAAATAACTGCATGACCTATTTCTGCTCCTTGAAAAAAATAACAAAATAAACATGCTTCATTTGGATTTAAGTCTACTTGAGGTAAAATATTTGCAATTTTAATAAAATTTAAAGTTTCAAAATAAAGTTTTTTTTCAAAATAAAGTTCATAAACATCTTTAACAATAGTGTTTAGTTGATAGTCAATATAAAAAGGAAATTCCTTTGCTGATTTTGTTCTATTACATATTTGTGTAATATCATTTGCAATTTTATCATCATATAATCCTAACATTCTAAAGGCACATGCAATACAGTTTTTTGTATCATTGCATTCTGTATTATACGTTTCTTCAGGTTGAACATAAGATCTTACGTTCTCCTCTGTTAACTTAACCTTAAAAAAGATAGTCATCTGTTGTATTCAACACGGAAATAATCGTGTAGAACGGATCGTAAAAAGATATTACGGGATAGACTAATAAGAATACAATGTCAATAGCGGGTATTCAATTTGGCATTACCTCACCAGAGGAAATACTCCGTCGTTCCGTCGTTGAAGTTATAACTGATAAGACTCATCAAGCAGGAAACCCTGTTCCTGGAGGTGTCTTTGATGCTCGTCTTGGTGTTATTGAAAGTGGAAAAGTATGTCCCACCTGTAAACACACAAATCTTCAATGTCAAGGCCACTTTGGACACATTACCCTTGCTCGCCCCGTCTATTTATACCAATTCCTTGAATACACCATCAAAGTTCTCAACTGTGTATGTATCAACTGCTCTACACTCTACTTAGCAGGTCAAGATGACTTCTCTGAAGAAACTTACTTGAACTCTGAACTTGCTGGTATGGATCGTCTTTCTGATATCCGTTCTCGCACAGTAGATTACATTTCGAAAGCGTTTCGTAATAAGGCAGGATCCTGTCCTACTTGCGGAACTCAAGTCTTAAAGAAAGTTGAAAAGATTCAAGGAACCGTCTGCACCTTACAAGGTAAGCTCACTGGAGCAAAGTCAGAAAGCGGAAACGATGAAACCGTTCCAATTCAACCTGAAATGGTTCTTCGTTGCTTTCAACGCTTGACTGAAAACACTGTAAAAATACTTGGATTTAATCCTAAGTTCTCTCATCCTGCTTGGATGGTTTGTACAGTATTGGCAGTTCCTCCTTTGACAGTGCGTCCCCCAGTTGTCATGGAAGACAATCAACGTATGGACGATGACTTATCGCACAAACTCATCGATATTGTTCGCAGTAACCAAATCCTTCGCGAACAAATCGACAAAGGTCAAAATCGCGATATCATTGAAAAGCGAACACAACTCCTTGAATTTGATGTAGCAACCTATGTGGATAACGATATCAAGGGTATGGCACCTGCTGCTCAACGATCAGGTCGTCCTCTCAAGACTCTCAAATCTCGTTTGGGTGCCAAGACTGGTCGTGTGCGTGGAAACTTGATGGGTAAGCGTGTAGATTTCTCTGCTCGTTCAGTTATTACTCCTGATGCAAACATTGATGTAGATGAATTAGGTGTCCCTGAAGAAATCGCATCTAACTTAACCAAACCTGAAATTGTCACTGCTTACAATCGTGATCGTTTAATGGCTGCTGTCAAGAATGGTGTAAAATATCCAGGTGCTAAATCAGTTTATCTCAAAGAATCAGGTCGTCCAATTTCTCTCAAATATGTGAATACAGAAGCAATAGATTTACATGAAGGTGATGTAGTTCATCGTCATATGATTGATGGTGATTACGTTCTCTTCAATCGACAACCTTCTCTTCACAAAGGTTCTATGGAATGCCACCGTGTAAAAGTTCTTCCTGGTTCTACTTTCAGATTGAATGTATCTGCTACTAAACCTTACAATGCTGACTTTGATGGTGATGAAATGAACTTACATTTACCTCAATCTCCTGCTGCGGAAACAGAACTTCAACAATTAGCAAGTGTATTACGCTTGATTATCAGTCCTCGTATCAATGCTCCTATCATTCAGATGGTACAAGATACATTGACAGGTGCTTTCCGTATTTCAAATCCTAAAATTACTATTCCCGAACAATCGGTCATGAACATCCTAGCAAAAATAAAAACACCCTTATCTGCATTCAAGAAAACTGGAAAAACACATACTGGTATGGATGTTATTTCTGCTGCCTTTCCATTGATGAACTTCAACGAAAACATCAAGATTGAAAATGGTATTCTCAAGAAAGGTTTGTTGAACAAAGGAGCATTTAATACTCCTTCCAAAGGTGTTCTTCATGTTCTCTTCAACGATTTCGGTCATCAACGATGCGGTCAATTCATTAACGATGTTCAATCTATTGTTACCAAGTTCAATCTTCATACTGGATTCTCTACAGGTTCAAGTGATCTTGAATCCAACAAGGAAACTATGGAATACGTGAGCGAAACATTAGCAGAAGGTCGTCGTAGAGTGCAAGAAATATTAACTGATGTCCATGCAGGTAAATTCTTTAACAACAGTGGTCGTTCAGATGGTGAAGAACTTGAAAATCAAATTAACCAAGCATTGAAAGATGTTTCAGGTAAAATCTCTCGTCGTGTGACTGAAACACTTCCACCTGAAAATCGTTTAGTTCAAATGGTAGAATCAGGTGCCAAAGGTTCTGCTTTGAACATTACACAGATGGTTGCTCTTCTCGGGCAACAAATTATTGAAAGTAAGCGTGTTCAATTCACCTTACAAGACCGAACTCTTCCACACTTTACAAAGTTTGATGATGGTGCAGAATCTCGTGGGTTTGTAGAATCATCCTTCGTTCAAGGATTACGACCTGCTGAATACTTCTTCCACGCTATGGGAGGTCGTGAAGGGTTGATTGATACTGCTGTAAAGACTTCAGATACAGGTTATATTCAGCGTAAGATGATGAAGACTATGGAAGATATGCGTGTAGAACACGATGGAACTGTGCGAAACAATATGGGAATTATTATTCAGTATCGTTATGGTGAAGACGGTATAGATTCGACTACTGTTGAATCACAACCTATCGATTTGGGAACAATGACACTTGAAGATATTTACAAAAACTATGCTTTATCCGTTGAAGAATTGACTCCTATTCTTACTGAAACAATTACAGAAGCACCTGATTTAGTAGACCAAATTATTGAAGATCGTGAAATGTTGGTCAAGCATGTATTTCTCAGCACTAACAAATCATCTGTTCTCTCTCCCGTCCATTTAAAACGATTAATACAAAAATACAATAATCCTTATTCCACTAAAACTGATTTAACCCCAGAATACATTGTTGCAGAACTCACTAAATTGATGAAACAACCATGGATGGCACCCAATCGTGTCTTCCATGCTCTATTGCGATTCTACCTTGCTCCTCGCAAATGTATTATCAACTACCGATTTACAAAGGCAATCTTCGATGAAGTCATTCGTGAAATACGATTCCGATACATCAAGAGTCAAGTTCATGCTGGTGAAATGGTTGGTGCTTTAGCAGCACAATCTATTGGTGAACCTACGACTCAATTGACCTTGAACACTTTCCACTCTGCTGGTACTGTTAAAGCAGGTGCTACTCAGGGTGTTCCTCGTATTCTTGAATTGTTGGATATTCCACGCAATCCAAAGAAACCATTAAACTTCGTATACTTAAAATCTGATAACACAACCGACAGTTACGAACAAGCAATTCTTATGAAACGAGAAATTCAACAAACACGTGTGCGTGATATTACAAGATCTGTTCGTATGTATTATGATCCATTCCCTTTGACAACTGAATCAGTTGTTGCAGAAGATCGCGATATTCTTCAAACATATCAAAAATTCTCCACTGGAAAAGTTGATTGTGCATCTAAATGGGTTATGCGTCTTGAATTTGACGAAACAGAATTGGCATCTCGTAATATTCAAGATATGGTTCTAATTCAAGATAAATTGGGTGCAGCAGGTCTTCATATTCTTCAATGTGTATATTCTGATTCTAATTCACAAAAACTTGTTATGCGTATCGTCTTCCCAGAAGATACAGTCAAGAACTTATTAACTCTTCGCTTCTTAGAAGAGCGTGTTCTTGATGTAGTCATTTCAGGTGTTGAAGGTGTAGGTCGTGTATTCATTCGTGAAGTCAATAAGGAAATGATATGGGACGATAAAATTAATGGTTATGTCTCCAAGAAACAGCATGTTCTTGATGTAGAAGGTGCAAACTTATTCGAACTCTTGGCTCATGAAAGTGTTGATGCTACACGCACATTCAGTAATCATGTTTATGAAGTCATGGATGTGTTTGGAGTTGAAGCAGCAAGACAAGCAACATGTAATGAATTCTTAGAACAATTTGAAGAAGCATACGTGAACTACCATCATATGAGTGTTCTTCTAGATTCAATGACATACCAAGGACGTTTAGTTAGTGTCAATCGATTCGGTATTGGTAAACATGACAATGGTGTTCTTGCTAAATCCTCATTTGAAGAAACTGCTCACATTCTATTTAATGCAGCTGTCTCTGCTGAATATGATCCAATGAAAGGTGTATCTGCCAACATTATGTTTGGTCAGAAACCACCTTGCGGAACAGGATTTGTTGATATTCTTCTTGATGAAACTAAACTTCCTGAAGGTGGAGAAGAAGATATGTTCATTGATTACAAGGAACAAATCAAGACTCGTGTAGATAAAGCAACAAATGAACCTGAAGGAGAATGTAATATTGATGATATTAGCATGTGGTAGAAACGTATAAAGCATCTCCCCAACCTTCATTGGTCATAGAAGTTTCAATTCTTTTAAAACCTCGAACTTGTAAATAACTATCAATTTCTTCAATTAAAGCACATTTTTTGTATACTTCTTCAGTATTTACTTCTAGATAAATAGCTTTTACTCCTTTAATACTTTCTTCTGCTCCTTTGAGAGCAAGAAGTTCAGCTCCTTGAATATCAAAATTCCAGAAGTTATATAACTCTGGACTTTTTATACCTTCGCGTTTCATAAATGTATCAATAGTTGTAGTTTTCATTTGTATACGACCAACTTCTACACACCAACCATAGTGTTTTGCATGTGTTCCAAAGTCAAGAATACTTGATGATTGATCATTATTTGTACGCATAAATGATACTGTTTCATCATCTTTATCGGATATAACCGCATGAAAAACATTAAGAATACCTCTCTTTTGACAACTTTGAACTTTATCTGCAAGAGCATCAATCCAAATAATATTGTGTTGAGGAATATTCAAGTAGTTATACATACTTAGTTCTTCACAATCATGTGCACCAATATGAAGTACGCCTGTAATTTGAATATTATTCTTAGAAAGAAGTTCTTTAACTCTCTCTTTTGGAATCAACATGGTAGGTTTGTATAATATTTAACAATATCTGTAAGTTAAATCATTTACTCAAAGATGAAACATAATAAATAAAACGAGTAACTGTATTTTTTTAAATGAGCGAAAAACCACAATACGGTCAGACAGTCAATTTTGTGATAACAAAGGTCTTGAAAGACTTTCACACGCCCAAGAGTCATGTTCAGTATGTGGAAACACTGAACCACGGAAGAATGATGATAATGGACGGGGAAGTTCAGTACTCAACGATGGACGAACACAGATACCACTATCTCCTGACAACACAAACAATCGCAAACAAGTGCGAGAACATTCTGATCCTCGGAGGGGGGGATGGATTGGCTGCAAGGGATTTGGTTCGGTCTTCGTGTACAAAAACTGTCACGATTGTTGATTGGGATCCAGAGTTCGTAGACTTCTGTAGAACTCTTCCTGATTGTGATGGGTCTTTAAATCATCCAAAAGTAAACTTTGTGTATATGGATGCCCTCGAATTCTTAATCAAAAATAGAGTCAAGTATGATTCAATTATTTTTGATCTTCCTGATCCAGACGGAGACGAAATGGTACAATTATACATACTTATGTTGAAATCGGCATTGCTATCATTATCCAAGAATTCAGTTATTACAATTCATACAGGTCCTGCTTCTTTAAATGAAGACCATGAATCTTGGAAGTTTATAGCACAATGTAAACACTATCTTAGTATTCTATGTAGACAAACTCAACCTACATTTGATAAAGTATATGTTCCATCGTTTTCACATGAATGGGGATTTATAACAGGTTATGAAGGAAATGCTATTCCACGAGTAAGATTACGTATAGAAGATGAGGTTCTCGAAACATTCTATCGTATTTAATGACGACGACTATGTTTCTTGGTGTGTTTACGTTTGCGTCCGCCAGTAGGTGCTGGTGTGCTGTTAGAACCTTCAGAGGCCATTCCTACAGGTCCTGATGATTGATGAACATCAGGGGCAACAGATGGTGAAGAGTATGGGAGATCTGCTGGTTTTCCGTTAAGGGAGATAGGAGCAAGTTCATCACCGCCTGCTCCACCGACCTTACGACGACGACCTGCTTTCTTGGAATGTTTACGACGACGACCGCCCATCAAGAGTTCAGAAGATGGGTTTTGGTAGGTGGCATCAGAGAGAACTGGAAAGCGACCGTTTCCGTCTGGGAGTTCAGAACCAGTGTATGGACCACCAGTGAATCCGTATAATGTTCCTCCGACCTTCTTTTGTTTACGAGTGCGTTTACCTCCCATTGGACCTGCTTTATCCATTAATGTTCCACCAGTTCCTTTCCATGTTTTCTTTGCGGCTTTCATAGCGTCTCCAAGAGACATTTTAGGGTTTGCCTTTTTTACTGCCATAACGTGTTTTAACCATGCTGAGCGTCCTCCTTCCATATTTATTCAATTAATTAGACTTTATTGTGAAGTCATACATTGGTGAAGTTATTTGTTTAGGTTGGAACGAAACATCTGAACTTTGTGCTTTTGGTGCCTTGTAAGTAACGGGTTTGTAACGCAATACATCGGGTTTAATTGCAAATGAACTTGTGATAAATTGTCCTGTGTAAAGTTCCATAGCATTATCGAGGGAACCAAAGTTCATAGCTACCCATTGACATCCAAACGAGAAACAGACTTCAGGATTTTTGTTTTTGACATCAGAAGTAGATAAATCGGGAACCACAAGTGTAATATTACGCTTGTTGTATTCAATTAATTCTTCGTGGTCGAATGTCTGTGATGCTTCAGTGTATGTAAGTCTTCTTAAATTAGAAGAAGCCCAAGACATATTGACTAATTCGTCCATTCCATTACCTCGTGTATTTCCTCCGCTAATAATGACTAATTTACCCATCAAGTTACAGATTGGTTCAAGTGCGATATTCTTGCGTTGGTAAGAGTATTCGGAAGGCAACATAAATTTACGTAATGTCATTTTCATAGTATCTGCACATCGTGTGATAAAAGCATTATCATCAGTATGAAAATTTAAAGAAAGAATAAATGGATTTGCGTATCCTGCAGTTACACCCGGTGAGAACATAGTATTTGCTAAAGTTGTACAACAGTCTTCAAACTTCAAAGTATTATAAGTAAACATATTATTGGTTTTTGAATCTGCTAAACCTACAACTGGATCTCCGTTCACTGAATATATATCTAATTCAATCAAACGAGCACCTCCTTTAATGACTTCAGTTATGGCATCGGTGGTTATGTAGGTATAAACAGTAGTAGAAGGAATAACCGTGTATCCTGAAGAGGACATGTAATAATCACAAACTACGGTATCGGAAGGACAACCGAGAGGAGCAGACTTTATGATATCAGAATAGACGGTTAAATCTTTGGTAAGCGTAGCATCAGTTGGAGGGAAGTTTACCATATTCACGAATGCTAATGTAGTCAAAGCTACACCTAAACAGGCAATTGCGGCCAAGACAATATACCATAATAATTCTCGTGCCTCCATATTATTTATTGCCACTATCTTGTTTGTAATTAAAGAACATTGGACGCATCATCATAACAACATCATCAGGAACTCGTTCGTCCATTGGAATATCAAATAAGGAACAGTGAAGAAAGTAAATACAGTACATTCCGCATTGTGCTCCCTTGTACTGATGGCGTGTAGCATTATAGGTTAGTTTCATAGGTTGTTTGAAGATATGCATATCGTCTATTTGTTCTTTCCAGCGTTGCATTAGACGCTGAACTTCCTTTTCTGGTTTTTGGGCATACGAATCAAAGTAGGTCATTTTAGGATATTCAAGTTCAGGACGCATATCTAAGAATGCTGCTATCCAGTGTTCACCTGGTCCGTTATGTGGATCAGTATTAAACACAACACCTACCCGACGATACCCTTTTTTGTAGAGTTCAGAGATCTTCATACTGCAGAGAGATGATACTAAACACGAACCAGTTTCACTATGTAAATCAAAATCTATGGGAACAGAACCAGTGTAATAGTAATCTGGAACTATCTTTTCGTAGTATCTCTGACTTTCATCTATATCGTCGGAAGATAACCACTGGGTTCCATCGGTATTCCAACTCATTGGAGCATCAGGTTTTTCAACAAGAGAGTGAACTATACATTCGGGTGCTCCAGTTTTACACGAATCTTTCATGCGGCGAGTTATATCTTTCCACATGTTGGGACCTTTCTTTACAGGTGGTTCATGTGGATGTTCTTTATTGTAGGCTACACGCAGTGCTTCAACTTCGCGTGGGTCCATTATTATCCAAAACGGATGTCTTTTTTGGACAGGAATTTCATGAACATAAAATGGCAGGATTAGATCAACGCGACCTTGTTAAATGTGTTCGTAAATTTAGAACTTTAGACGATGAACTCCGAAACCTAAACTCTCGTACTTCTAAGATACGAGAAGATAAGAAGTTTATAGAAAATGAAATGAGTGATATATTAAAGCGTAACGTATTTGAAGGTATTGATAAATTAGAAATTCAAGATGACGGTTCTTACATCAAGATTCAACGACCAGAAACCTGGAATAAATCGTGGTCACTTGGAACACGCGAACTTCAAACATTCCTTGATGATTACTTTAGAGGACCTGGACCACATACATCAACAGGATGTTACAAATTTATTACGGAACGCAAAAAACGAGACCTTGTGGCAACCGAGTTCTCGTTTAGACGCATAATGCCTAGTGAAGACAAAGATGAAACCCGTTCAACAGTGGCTTCAAACCGTAACGCCTAATAATACAACACACGAAGAGGAAGTAAGAGACCTCTTTTTACAATTAGAGGACAAACTCATAGAAAAGAACTTACTACGAAACGATTATAGAAAATATAGAACCCTTCACTTTTCAGAGTTTTGCAATACTCTGTTTTCATTATCATCAAAATATCCATATGGAAGACCCGCGTATCAAAAAGATAGTCAGTGATTTTTTGACATTACACGTTCATCATATTCCACGTGGATGTCAATATTATCGTCAAATATGTCCGTTCTGCGATATCATTACTCGCGAACAGACAGATATACATTACAATCTCTTGGAAGATGTATTTCGTCCAATTGTGAAAGAAGTCTGGGGAAGGTGGACAAGAGGAGCGTATCGCATGGCAGACAGAATGGATAATTCGGAATTATTCTTAGCAGAAATAGTTTGGCATGCTTTTAATCGTTGGTTACAACCCAGATACTACGAAATAACGGGTATGAAAGAGGAAGAAATTACCACCCACCCATACGTTCGTCAAAAAATTCGTCCTAATATATAAATATGTCTTCACCAATGGACTACCAAACAGATACAGCACAAGGATCACCAAACCCATCATGGAAAGCTCCAGGTGGATGCGGTTGTACCGGAGGTCGTAAACATCGTAAGACAAGAAAACACCGAGGAGGTGTTGGTGCAGTAGATGATGCTTTATTTGCTGTTGGAACTTCCTATGCTGCTAAAAAATGGGGACAAAAGAAACCTCTCGGAGGAAGAAAATCACGCAAACATCATGGTGGTGCAGGTGTAGTAGATGATGCATTAGTTGCAGGAACAGCACTCGGTCTTGCCCATTATTTTACAAAGAAGGGCAAGAAGGGTGGAAAGCGTAAATACTGGGGAGGAGCAGGTGCTACAAGTGTAGGACCCTATGTTCCAACTGATTCTCCTCTCTTATCCGGAGGATATCGTTCTCGCAGATTACCTCGTCGTTTTACACGCAGATCTCTTATCTAACTTCGACGAATGGTAAAGGAAAACCGTTAAACTTAGAAGCACTTACCCAAGAGTAAGCACCTATATTTTGGACTTCAAGGATGTCTGATTCGCCAATATCTGTTGGTAACCAAACATCTTCTGCTATTTTGTCAGCTGAATCACACGTTCTGCCAAAGATTGTAAATTTTGAATAATCAGTAATATTGCCTCGTGTTATACAGTTAAAAGTAGGTACGAAGCCGTCGAATAAAACCCCTGAAAATATGCCATAAACGGACTCGTTGACCGTTATACATTGTTTACCATTTGGAAGTCTTTTTCTTCCGATAACTGGAACTTGTAATTTACAGGACTCTTCTGCGAAAAAACGACCAGGTTCTGCAATAACTTTTTTGAAAGGTAAACTTTTGATTTGGTTTCGAATATAGGGAGCAAGTTCGTATCTGAAAAAATCGTTGTTTTTGGTAGCACCTGAGAATCCTCCTCCGATATCTAAAACTTCAGGTGTGAATACATCTGTATTATACTTGAATATATCTACGAATTTATGAACTGTTTTGAAAGCAGATTCGTATGCTACTAAAGAAGTACAATCACTTCCTACATGAAAGGCAAGACCATAAATGTGAAAGTTTGGATTTAATATACTTAGTTCATCAATATGTTGTAAGTGAAAACCAAATTTACTATTTAAAGGAATGCGTGCTCCTCCTTTATCATCTACAAAAATACGAAGAATAGGTTTTGTTTCAGGTTGTTCTTCTTTCATTTTAAGGACCTCCATTTTGCTGTCAAATGTCATATAGGGAATCGGAATATACTTTACTTTGGACATTTCATCGCGTGATTTACACGGATTTGCATAAATAATATCTCTGGCACAAGCCCCGATTTTAATTACACGATGAACTTCTTCGGAAGAAGCACAATCAAATCCTGCTCCTCCATCGAGGAGTTCCTTAAGTAATGGTGTAAGATTGTTACACTTCACAGCATAATGCGGACGAATCTCTGGTAAGCACGAATTCCAGAGATTGAGGCGACAACGGACTTTGGAGAGAGAAAGGATTAATTTCGGCAGTGTTATGTTGTAAAAAAGAGATTAAATATCTGTAAAAGATTTTAACAATCCGAGAGTATATATACAAATGAACTCCAATGAGTATTTTCCATATAACAGTAAGAATGTTCCCTTGACTGCAGATGATGTAAAACGCATCTTGTGCATTCCAGGGTATAAAGTAAAAGATGTATCAATTTTTCAGAAGGCAATGATTCATTCTACATACGTCAGACGAAGTGAGTATACAACCTTGACAGGCGAACCTGCTGTTCTTGGTAAATGTCCTCCAGGTGTCATGGACCTTCAAGACGAATCATACGAACAACTTGAGTTCAGAGGGGACTCTATATTGGGTGCAGTTGTTGCCAACTATTTATGCGAACGATACCCAACTGAAGCACCAGGATTCTTAACCAATACTAGAAAGTTGATTGTTCGAAACAAGACATTGGGAGTTTTAGCACGTGATAAGTTAGGTCTTGATAAGTTCTTTGTAGTTTCGAAACATGTAGAAGAAATGTTACCAACTCACGGACGACAAAATATTGAAAAGTTAGGTGATGTTCTAGAAGCATTCATAGCAGCACTCTGGATTGATTCAGGATACAACTTCAAGATTGTCAATGATTTTGTAATTAATATGATTGAAACCCATCTTGATATTCCTCTCTTATTGCGAGAAGACGATAACTATAAAGATAGAATGCAAAAGTATTGTCAACAAAAACACCAATTTACACCGATTTATAAAATGGTCTCTTCGGAAGAAGGAATGTTTACGATGGCGGTATGTAAACCAACAGGAGAAGTTTTGGGAACAGGAACTGCTACTACAAAGAAACAGGCAGAACAGAATGCTTGTAAATCAGCACTTGAGAAAACTTTGAATGTGTAGATTAAATAATGTATTGGCCTGCCAGATACTTTACGGGTCTCACTCAAAAACAGAACTTACAAAGAAAGAGATCAGCCACTCGTCGTCGTTCAATGTCATGGAAAGATCCAAAGGCATACCGACCTTTCTTGACAGACAAAGGAGTTAAGACACGAACATCTAAATATGTGCGTGAATGGAGAAAGAAGTTCCCTAAAGCACATTCGTTGGATGCTTATTCGAAGGCAACGGGTGTTCCACTCCCTATCGTCAAAGCATCTTTTAATCGCGGAATGGCGGCATGGAGAACAGGACATAGACCGGGTGCTACACAACAACAATGGGGATATGCTCGTGCCGCCAGTATGTTAACTTGCGGAAAGACACATTATACAACTGATGCTGATTTAGTAAAAAAGGCAATGAAGACT